TGAACATACCAGGTTTCTTGGGACCGTTAGCAGCGGCTGCCTTAGCGGCGGCAGCATTGGCGGATTTTGTCGCCATCTTGTTCGCAAACGAAGATTGCTTATCCTTCATCGCATTTCTACCTGGGGCGGCGGGACCACCAGCAAGGAAAGAAGGCTTCTTCTTGAAACCATTGCTAAACTGAGTTGGGGGAGGACCCGCGTTGGTACCAGTAGAAGTGCTAGCGGTTAAGAAAGCAGGCTTCTTATTCTGAGTTGGAGTGATGATCTTGTTAAAGCTCATTTGACTCCCAGAGTTGGTACTGGTACTAGCATTCGTTTGAGTCCCGGAACCAGAAGCAACAAACGATGGTTTAAATTTCAGCTTATTTGGGAAATTCAAAGAGGTGGTACCAGTGTTTTGATTCGTCTTGAATTTCAGGCCATTCTTGTTACCCGAAAGATTCACCGAATTGTTAGCAAAGTTGTTACCACGGTTGTTGTTGTTGAAGCCATTCTTCTTATTGGCATTAAAGTTATTGAAGTTCGAGTTTCGGTTCTCGGTGTTGTTAAAAGCAGAATTATTGTTGAAATTTCTACGGTTGTTGTTGGCTGCTGTGTTGTTCACCGCTGTGTTGTTACGCACTGCTGTGTTGTTCACTGCTGCATTGTTACCCGCGTCCTTGGTTATGAGACGTTTTGATACGATCTTGATGGGTTCACGAATCTTCATATATCTGAGACGCTTTCCGATCGCATCAACTAACTGCTTTTTGGTCTTTTGCTCAATTTGAGATGTGAGACCAACCTTACGTGCAATTCTTTTGAGATCATTACGCTTCGTGGTAGAATCAAAAAGTAGCTCGTAATCTAAATGTTTTAAGGGAGATGCGCGATCGACTAAATACGTCCGATCGGCAGTCATAACAAGTGGGGGTAAAGGTAACTTTCCACCACTAATATTATTGTATGCGTCACACATCTCTTTCCTTGTGAGTTTAAGTTCTTCCCCAGTTTGCATCTTGATTGCTTTTCTGAGGGTCTCGATGTCGGCGTCTGGATCACACGCCTCCGTCATTTATATTAAACTAACAAAAAAAGTACTAAGGAGATATGAACCCTATATTGTACAATTTTACTTTTTCTTCGTAGGACATGTTAAAATTAAACACGTTTGTGTCACGGACATTTATGTCTATAACTTCTACTGGTATATTGTATTCTATTCTGTTTTTAAGTGATGAACGAACTAAACACTCAACATATTGCTTGGGTGTTTCAATGCTTTCCTGATATATGCGATCCATCTTAATTTTCATACACGACACTTCATGTGGTTTCTTATCTAAAAATGGATTGATTGGGTATTGTTCTTGTGTTCCACCATCTACGTATGTTTTACCATCATATTTTCCACAAGCAAATATAAGGGGTACTGCCATACTCATACACACTGCGTCTATAACTTTCATATCTGGATGTGTATCTCGTGAGAAGTATTCAGTTTCATTTGTATTTAGACAGAATGCTGAAATATGAATTTTCATATCCAACTCCCCAAAGGTGGGATCACATCCACATACTTCAACTAACTTCTTACGAATTGGAGACATTGATACAAAACCAAATTTATTGAAAAATGAACCCAAACGTATCTTGACAAAATTCGGGATATCTAGATCAAGGGATATTTCCAAAATTTCATCTACAGACATCCCCAGTGCTAGGAACAAAGCCAAAATTGCACCCGCCGAAGACCCTGAAATCTCCTCCACATTAGCCAATTGAGATTCACGAGCTTTCAGGCATCCTATAAGAGAAAATATAGCCATAGACGCCGGTCCCAAGACTAGATACTTCATCTTCTTACTTAATAGAATTGAGGAAATTGCCGACGTAAAAGCGCGAAAATAACGGCAAAAACTATCGCATGAATCATTACTGATTCTACACTGGTCTCCCCCGACATGTATACACCCTTGGAACCTGGTGGGAGGCTCAGAAGAAGACCTGGACTGAGAAGAAGGAATAGAGAGGTGGTTACGAGAAGATCGGTCTGTGTAAGTACCAAACCCATAACCTTGGCTACTGTGCTGTAAACGAGGAAGAACACGAGGGCATGAAAGAATACAGACATTTGATCTGTTTTTCGGTTCATGTAAGACAGTTTTGAGCCGTCGGTAGTAACCACCATACCGGGGCTCAGTGCGAGAAAAAGCGCCGCAGGTACCGCAACTTTCTGAGTAGTAATATCAGGTAACATTTACAATATACACATATAATTTTTAGCATAATCTAGGAAATCGTTAAAAGTTGCAGCCCTCATCATCTCTTCATGGAGACCATTATCATTCACTGTACGCCTGACATGTTTCCAAATATGAGCCAGACGTTTTTCATACCACTCGGTCTGTTCCTGGTATTCCCAAGTAACTCTTTCCTGGAGGGGGTCATGTTCCATGAAACAGAATTCAACAAAGTCGCAAAACTTCCCTGAGTGTGTGATATGGGCATCATACAAGAGAGTATCAATCTTGTTCCACATCATGTGCAATTCATCTGAGTATTGGACTTCCCAGTCTTCGATATTCAGAGGAGTGTTTTCGTGATTAAAATCATCGTCGTCACTGTCATGGGCATCAAACCCGATAGTAGCTTCGTCGACGTATTGGCTCCAAACCATTGTGTATGTTTACTTATCTTCTTTTACGGGCTTATCTTTTATACCTGTTAGTGAAAGAGAAGTTGATTCTTTTACTTTAAGGTTATCTTGAATTGCGTTTAAAGCTCCTTCAACTTTAGCTTCGTCACCACTGAAAAATTTGCTGAGTCCCTCCTTTACAGCGTCCTTGTTAATACCAGCCTTCCTCACAGATTTACGGATGCTGATCTTTCCCTTCCGAAGGTTAATTGTATCAATACCCTGATCTACCATATGTTTCTTAACACTCTCCTTTAGCCTTTTCTCTTCCTGGTTAAGGACTTTGATATCAGATTTTGCTTCAGATAATTGCTTAGTAAGTTCTACGAGCTTAGACACAGTCACACTCAATTCGTTTGGTACGGAGGTCATTTAAATGTTATTCTTTTCAAATCTTTAAGCGCACAAACCACGCTGCATGGTGTCGGGAGTAATAGTAGAATTGTTCCAGACGAAAGGCGACTTGGGGTTGGGTGGATCAGCCCTGATCTGCTGGTTAGCGTTTCTGAGAGCACCACCGATGGTTTCGGGGTAGCCAACCTGAGCACGGGGCTCGAGGAAGTTCTGACCCTTGAGGACATCTTCTGGGGCAAACTGACCAAAGTCCTCCTTGGAGGCCACCTCGCGGGGGAGAAGGGAGGACGCAAGACCAGTACCCTTCTGCATACCGGTAGTGGCGGTGGAAGGACCAGTGGTGGCGGTGGAGCCGAACACACTGTACTCCTTCTCGGTGATGGAATAGTTAGAGGACTTGTTCATGACACACAAGAGGTAGATCACAACAGCGATGGCAGCAAGCATCAAAATTTGCTGAGTGCGACCCTTCATCATAGTTTATATATAGTTAACAAATTTTTTTTATTTGGTCAGAATATCAATTCGTTCTTTGATTACCTTCTGAGGTTCCACTGGAATTTCGGGTTCCGAATCGGGGACGATTTCAGGCTCAGGCTCGGGCTCGGGCTCGGGCTCGGGCTCGGGTTCATCTACAAATGCGTACTCGTCTGGGTAAACATCTGTTACTGGTTCATCCTTGACTGGATCATCGTGAAGGCGAACCTGGACAACATTCCAATGTCCACCGAAAGCCTTTTTGGCGAACCATAAACCTGCGAACTCAACGAGTACATCACAAGTCTTTTCGGGCTGGACATTCTCAAACTCGACCGGTTCCTTGTTGGCATTGAAAACACGAATGGGTGGTTCGGTTATGACGTCTACGGTCATCTGTCCACCATTCATAACGCTGCTGTGGGCACCGTTGATAACACGCTCAGAAAGTTGCTTACCAAACCATTCAACGCAGTTCTCGTGCGCGGCGGAAAGGTTCATATTTTCGATGTCGGTCACCTTTTTGGTATTTACGTCAGAATTGAGGTCAAAAATCATTTCCCCTGAGACTTCGGATACGGTCACACCATTCAGTTGAACGAGGCATTTGCGCTTTTCATCGTTACAGGCCTTCACAAAGTAAAGGCCATCTTCGCCTTTGGCTGGAGCGTTATAAAACATTATGGTATAATTATGTTTCACTTCTTTAACCCAATAAAAGGTATAGCGGCGGCGTTGTTCAGAAGATCTTTAGACACCCAGTTATTACGATTGGCTTTGTAACCATACAACGTCTTGGATGTGTTGATATTTTTCGGTAAGGTCTTAGCCTGGGTAGGTCTTAGGGGGAATTCATTTTTAACGTAAGCGTTATTTTTCACGTTTTTCCATTTTAGGTTCTTCAAATTAAAACGTTGATTCCCGTGTGTCTTCTCAAAACCTTCCACATTCATCTTATTGTTTACCGGTTTTAGACCATGAACAAGTTGTTTAGATAAGCGCTCCTTTGAAGGTTCCGTAGTGAATTTGGAGTACTTACGGGGATCCACCTTTTTCGCTTTTCGAACATTCACATTCCTATGTTTTACCACGGAGGTTGTCGTTTTGGATATTATCTTGCCACGAACCTTCTTGAATGCTGACTCCATAGAATCTGAGCTAGTAACTCTCTTATCAAATATTCTAGCGAGTCTGATTAGACGAAGGCGATCTTTACCTTTCTTTTCTGGTCTCAATCTTAACTTCTGCATCAAGTAAATATCTTCAATCAGGAATTCTTTACTAGCGATGTAGAGCTTTTGGTTATTCATCATCTTACCTGTGAGTGCGTCTCTGTAAATAATACCCTTACGCTTAGTCTGGGCAACTTCGTACCCAAACTCGTTTGGTCGCATGAAAGGTATGTCTAGAATACCACCTATATTCTGTTCTTGAATTCTACCATTCGCTGGTGAAAAGAAACGTATATTTAAATCCAATGCGAACAGTTCTACATCTATAAACACATCACTTTTGGAAGGTTTATTTGTAGATCCACCTTTCTTTTTCTTAATCAAAGTGTACCGTCTAGTTACGTATGGACCTGTTTTACTAAAACCAATACCCATGAACTTGAATAATTTACTATGCTTTTCTTGGAATGACATAATACGCTTTTTGATTCGTACGTTGAGATTTTTCGCATGTTTACCCAACATATCCCACAAGAGTAGTTTGAGAGCTTGAAGTTTACCAAAGTACTTGGTATTTGTTTTCATGAAAGGAACAAACTTCGCGTCAATATCTGTAGTGACTATACGGTCATTGAAATCTACATAATAATTAAACGCCTCACCACCACTCACAATGAGATCACCAGAGGATTTGAGACTTTGGGTAAGATTTCCAATGGTGTCAAGAATTATGTCTCGAATGGAGTCTGTTACCAATACGTAAACCATTTTCTCCAAACTCTTATCAGAAAATTTGTCACGCAGACGCTGTCGGAATTTCCCCAGATCTCTCTGTTCGTTCCTGTCGAAATATTTTTTCAACTTTGCATCTTTGAAAAGTAAATTTTCATTTACATATTTTTCAATGGTACCCTTCGAGTAACTTTTCTCGTCCATTAATATATTGGGATATAATAATATGGTCTGCAACGTGATCGAAGAATGTAGGTGCTACGCCTATGATGATGTGAGAAATCCTAAGAAGGAACAATTTTGTGGTGTACGAAAAGGACCTCATGTCATTCCATGTCCAAAAGATTGTTGTGCTGGTGGATGTCCTGGTAAGATACCTAAGCAACCATTCAGAATCATCAAACGCCCAAACACCAAAAAATCTAGAACGGGACTCAATCAAATGGAGATAAAGGTCTTAATGTATTTAGCCGTAATTTTGGGTTGTATTTTCCTACTACTTCTCTGACTTAAAGATTAACCACCTAGATAAGATATAATGTCTCTTGAAACCATTCAAACTGAAATTGCTGCTCTCCGCGCTGATGTCAAGTCTCTCGTTAAGCTCGTTCGCAAGGTGAAGAGCGTCCAGGATGATCCTACTGGTGAGAAGGCTAAGGCTCGTGCCGCGAACAACGGTTTCAACCGAAAGCAGGAAATTACACCTAAGTTGCGTGAGTTCCTAGCTCTTCCAGCCGAAGAACTCATCTCTCGCTCTGAGGTTACCAAGTTCGTGAACGCGTACATCATTGAGAAGGGTCTTAAGCATCCCGAGAACGGTCGCCAAATCATCCTTGACGACAAGCTTCGCGATCTCCTCGCTCCCCCCGCGGATGTTGTTGTGACGTACCTTAACCTCCAGAAGTACCTCTCCCCCCATTACATTAAGAAGGCTTAAAAAATAAAAACATATACTAATAAATCATGGTAACTTTCGTTACTAAACCTCAAATCGAACAACTTGTTGGTACAAAGATCAAAAATCTTGATTTGTACCAAAAGGCTTTTACACATAAATCTGCTCTCAAGGAGTATGAACAACTAAACGAATCATTTGAAACTTTAGAATTTATTGGTGACTCTGTACTAGGCTTCGTTATCACTAAATTCCTATTTGATCAATATGAAAGTAAACAAGAAGGTTTTCTCACGAAGGCTCGCACGAAGTTGGTTCGTGGTGAAACACTGGCAAATATAGCCAAGATTCTTGGTCTAGAGAAGATGGTCGTCATGGACGAAAAGGGTATGCGCAACGGTTGGAATAATAACCCAAAGATTTTAGAAGATGTTTTTGAAGCCCTCATCGGGGCTCTCTACATGGATCTGGGACTCCTCCACGCAAAGGAGTTTGTTCTAAGAATTTACAATGACCCCAAATACATTGATCTGAATCTGATTATGATTGATGACAATTTCAAAGATCATCTGATGCGCTATTGTCAGCTCAATAACTGGCAACTTCCCGAATATCGTGTGTCTGGACATCACGAAGGGATTTTTTACATTGATATCTATGTAAACGGTCAATTTATGAGTAGAGGTGCAGCAAAAAGTAAGAAGCAAGCTGAGCAAAACGCAGCTAAGTTATTCTTCGAACAGCTTAAAAAGTATAGAAACTAAATATATAACATGCACCCGAATGTTAAAGCCGCGTTAGATCGAGAATATGCGGCACAAAAGTCGGAAGAGTGGCTTGCTCTCCGTGGTAAAATGTTGACTGCTTCAGATGCCGCTACGGCGATAGGTAAAAATAAATACGAAACACCTGAAGGTCTTCTTCTTAAGAAGTGTGGCCTTGGTGAAAAGTTCACTGGTAACGCAGCTACTCGACACGGTGAGCTTTATGAGGACGAAGCACGTATCTTATATGAACAGCGTCACAATGAAGTTGTGCACGAACTCGGTCTCTGTCCCCATCCAGTTGAAAGCTGGCTTGGTGGAAGCCCTGACGGTGTAACCGAATCTGGAAAATTGGTCGAGATCAAGTGTCCTCCCCAAAGGGCAATCATCCCTGGAGAGGTACCTGAACATTACATGCCACAGCTTCAACTTTGTATGGAAATTCTCGATTTAGAATCAGCGGATTTTATCCAATACAAGCCCGCGGCTACCAATTGGCCAAAGCCGGAGGAGTTTGACGTGGTTAACGTTCCCCGTGACCGTGAATGGTGGAAGACTTACCTCCCAGTTATGCGAGAATTTTGGGACAAAGTTCTCTATTTTAGAGAACACATAGATGAACTTCCACCACCTAAGTTGAAGAAGACTAGGAAGAAAAAACAAGTTGAACCACTACCTTGTGAGATTGAACCTCACCCCGAAGAAGACGTTTTTCATGAAGATTGAAGGATTTAACGGACGCCTCTTTGCGCCTTATCAAAGAGATGGTGTCAAATGGATGCTTGATATGGAAGCTCAAACATCTGGACCTAAAGGAGGATTCTTATGTGACGAAATGGGTTTGGGTAAGACTGTGCAGTTGATTTCCACCATACTTGCTAATCCACAGCCTCGCACTTTGATCGTCGTACCCAAATCTATTATCACACAATGGGTCGAAGAGATTAACCGCTTCGCACCCAAATTGACAGTCGCAGTTTTTGATGGACCGGATCGAAAAATTGACTGTGACGCGGATGTAACGATTACACCCTACACTTTGGTGTCATCTAGGAAGAATGAAGCCACTCCACTTCATTGCCTTTTTTGGGATCGTGTAATTCTTGACGAAGCACATGAAATCAGAAATAAGTCTTCTAAGACGTTCAAAAGTGTCTGTACTCTCAAGACTGATATCAAGTGGCTTGTCACTGGTACACCAGTTTTCAATTCTATGGAGGATTTTGTAACTCTTTGTACATTTTTGGGTATTCCCAAAAACTTTGTTCAAGGGAGAACCAAAGAGATCAAAGATATTTACATCCTCCGTAGAACTAAAGAAGATCTGTCAAAGATCAATGAACGTTTGACTCTTCCACCTTGTTATTTTGAGAATGTGGAACTTGAAATGTTACCAGAGGAAAAGTCACTCTACGAGTGTGTTTTTTTGGAAGCACAGGAAACCATCCAAGAGGCTTTCAGACACGCTCAAAGTCTCAACTCCAAGAACATGATCATTTTGGAATGTCTTCTTCGTGCTAGGCAGTGCATGATTTGGCCACAGATGTATCTGAACGGAGTTGCCAAACAGAATGAGACTGTACCCACAAAATGGAAGGGTCGGTCAAACAAGATGGAGACCCTTTTCAGACTCCTGAAAGAACACCCAACTGAGAAGTCTCTCATTTTCTGTCAGTTCAGGGGTGAGATGAATTATATTCAGTCTCAACTTGACTGCCCAGTTTTTAGGATTGATGGGTCAGTTCCAAAGGAGGAAAGGGTCAGGCAGATCAATGGATTTAAGAAGATTGAATCCGGTGCCGTCTTTATCATCCAGATTAAGAGTGGTGGCCAAGGTCTCAATCTTCAAGAAGCGACGCGTGTCTACATCACGGCACCCGCTTGGAACCCAGCGACCGAACTTCAGGCGATTGGTAGAAGTCATCGTACCGGTCAGACCAAATCTGTGTATGTAAAGAAATTGGTATACAAGGAATGTTCGCGTTTCATCAGTGTGGAGGAAGAAATGATGGCTTTACAAGGCCATAAATCTTTGGTCTGTTCAGAGGTTCTCAATGATGATCGGGTTAAAACTCAAATTCCTGTAAACAGGACGTCAGCCAAAATTTCAATTCTGGACATCAAGAAAATTTTCCGTGCTTAATATAAAAATGACTGTTGGTTCCCGTGCGGAAGTTTTCCATGGTAACGCTGATAAGACCCCCGGTGGTCTCTCCAAGAAGGATCTGATTATGAAGGATGGCCGCGTTGTTTCCAAGGCGGCGAGCAAGGCTGCCCTCGCTCGTATGAAGAAGGAGGGGAAGAAGGCTATGGTGAAGGTGTTCAAGCCCAAGAAGTCGGGTTTCAAGCTTCAGCCCAAGATTGGTACCGTCGAGTATGAGAAGAAGATTGCTAAGATGCAGTAAAATTTTGTCTATATACTATAAGAATGTCTCTCAAGCGCTGGGAAGACTCGGTGAAGATCGCTAAAATTAGACTAGGTTTAGACCCTAAGGATTTTACCAGAATACAGGGTAAATTACTTAAGGAGGCTCAGACGATATATCGTATTTTGATGTTGAATAAAAATGTCAGTAAAAAGTAATAATGGCTTCGAATAACCAAGGTCAAGGTCCCAACAATGCCGCACGTAACCCCAATGTTGCCGTGAGAAACAACAACCGAGGCAACAATAGTAACAATAACAAGAAACCTAACAATGGTAACGGTAACAAGTTACTGAATGGTTTAACCAAGGGTCCCAATAACAACCGTGGTAATAACACCAAGAACAACAATGCTAGAAATGGTAACTCTGCGATGGCTCGTGCTCGCGGTAAGTCTCTAGCTGAGCAGGCCCAATCCCAGGGGTACGCGATGGCGCAGAAGTCTCATGAACAGGCTCTCGCCATGGTTCAACAGGCTCAGGCCCAAGCCCTCGAGAAGGCGAAGCAGGTGGCTATCGCGAGGGGTCTTCAGTTTAATGCCAATGTACCTACTAACTACCTGGATTCTCAGGGGCGTCGGATAATGCAGGGAGCGAATGGAGGTTCATATGTAAACACTTCGAGTGGTCGTAACTACAAACCCACTCCCGCGTTTCTTAACCAGATGGGAACTAATGTAGTTTCCCAGGTTGCTGGTAACCCACCTAATTTGGCCCAAGCCAACTAAATAATAATATAGTGATATAGTAAAACATAATGGGTTTCGGTGCTATGGCAAAAATGGCCGCGAAGGCTGCTGCGAAACAGGCGAAGGCTGTGGCTAAGAACGCCGCCAAGGAGGTAGCTTCCAATATCAAGGGTGCGGCTAAGAATGCCGCTAGACAACAACTTAACAAGGCTAAGTCTGCGGCTGTAGGTGCCGCGACTAACCAGATCACCAGGGCTACCGGTGCCCTCAACCAGGCGCAAGCGAGGGCTGCGCAGAAGATTGGTGCTGCTCAAATCGGTGTCCAAGCTGGTCTCCCCGTGATGGCTGGTCCCCGTGGAGGTAACTTCAGGCTTAACGCCAGGGGTCAACGCATGCCTATGTTACCTATCAGGTAGAACAAACTGAAATCCTTTTAGATTTTGGGGTTCGTAAACCACGAGTTGATATAATTTCCAAGTACATCCAAACATCCTATTCAAGAAATACACGCTATTGAGTTCAACGATAGCATGTCCAGAATTCCTTGCATAGAGACCGTTTGTAATCTCATCCCTGATGGGGTTCTTATCTGAATTGTAGACTGTAGCTTTGATGTTATCTTCCATATCAGTATCAACCTTCACACGAAATTTCGGTTCGCGTTCAGCAGACATCTTAAGATTAGAATTGAACATTGGTTGAAGCTCCTCCTTTGTCATTGGCTTACCAAAGATTACATCACTTTGTTCAACCACAGAATCAATGATCATATTCTCAATTTTTCGTAGAGACTCGTAAAACTTCTTCATGTAACTGTCTTCCTCATCGTACCCCTTCACCGCGAAATCGATATTGTACTTGGTCTGACCTACCTCCGGTGTAAACCCAGAAACACCAAATGGCATATACATACGAGGGAGCTGTATACGGAATGGAGTTCCCTGTTTTGTACTAATGACAATTTTTCTATTATTATATTCGTTGATCTGAATGTTTTCAATTGTCTTATCCATCAGTTCTAACCATACAACACTTGTAAACTTTAAGCCGAACAAGCCACACAATCTGGCTCTAAACTGAACTGGATTGGTCGAGCCTTAGCCTTGGATCGCAGATAATACATTCCGGTTTTGAGACCAGATTTCCATGCGTACATGTGCATCGAAGATAACTTGGACATTGTGGGACTTTCCATGAACAGATTCATCGACTGACTCTGGTCTATGAACCTACCGCGATCAGCTGCCATATCGATAATACATTTCTGACTAATTTCCCACACAGTTTTGTAAAGAGTTTTAATATCATCGGGGATATCAACGATATTTTGAATTGATCCACCAGCCTTAACCATGAGGTCTTTCATTTCCTTGGACCAGAGACCGCGTTCCTTTAGAGCATTTACCAGATGATTGTTTACGACGACAAACTCACCAGCGAGTGTGCGACGCAGGTAAATATTGGTCGTATAGGGTTCGAAACACTCGTTATTACCTAAAATTTGAGCGGTAGAAGCCGTTGGCATGGGGGCGAGAAGGAGACTGTTCCTAAGACCCTTTGTCTTAACTCGCTCCCTCATCGCGTCCCAATCATAACGACCACTGAATTTTGTTTCACCTTCCCACATATCTGGTTGAAGAATACCTTGGGATGCTGGAGATCCATCAAATGTCTCGTACGAACCATCTACCTCTGCGAGTTCAGAACTGGCCTCGAGAGATGCGTGATAGATAGTCTCAAATATATGAGCATTCATAGTTCTAGACTCTTCGCAGTCAAATGGAAGACCACATAGGATGAAGACATCTGCGAGACCCTGTACACCTAGACCAATGGGGCGATGTCTCATATTAGAGCGTTTGGCGGTCTCAACTGGGTAGAAGTTTCTATCGATAACACGATTCAGATTTTTTGTAACAACCTTGGTAACTTCATGAAGTTTCACAAAGTCAAAACTCTTCGTTTCCTTGTTGACGTACTTTGGGAGTGCGATAGACGCCAAGTTACACACTGAGGTCTCATCTTTGTCAGTATATTCAATGATTTCCGTACACAAGTTAGAACTCTTAATCACACCCAAGTTCTTCTGGTTCGACTTTGAGTTACAGGCATCCTTATACAACATATAGGGGGTGCCAGTCTCAGTTTGAGATCTGAGAATAGCCTTCCATAAATCGGCAGCAGGTAGGGTGGTGTTAGCTAAGCCTTCTTCTTCATATTTAGTGTAGAGCTCTTCAAACTCCTTACCGTAGACATCAGAAAGACCCTTGGCCTTGTCTGGGCAAAAGAGTGACCAGTTACCATTCTCCTCAACCCTCTTCATGAAAAGATCTGGAATCCAGAGGGCAGAAAAGAGGTCCCGGCAACGTGCTTCCTCATCGCCTTGGTTGAGACGAAGTTCCAGAAACTCCAATATATCCGCATGCCAAGGTTCTATGTAAACAGCGATAGATCCCTTGCGCCTACCAGCTTGATTGACGTAACGTGCCGTGGCGTTGAAGACCCTAAGCATTGGGATAATTCCATCGGATTGACCATTGGTACCCCTAATACGGGATTTATTACTACGAATATCATGGATATGCATACCGATACCACCAGCCCACTTTGAAATTTGAGCGCATTCAGTTAGAGTCCCATAAATACCATCAATCGAGTCTCCCTTATTCGCAATCAGGAAGCAGGAAGACATTTGTGGACGAGGGGTTCCCGCGTTGAAGAGGGTTGGAGTCGCATGAATGAAGAGACCTTGGGACATTTTGTCGTATGTTTCAATGACAGCTGGAATATCTTTACCATGAATACCAATAGCCACACGCATAAACATGTATTGGGGTGTTTCTACGAGTCTACCATCAACGCGCTGGAGGTAACTCTTCTCGAGAGTCTTAATACCAAAATACCCAAAGTCAAAATCCCTATCACTATCGATATTATCCTTTACCTTGAAAGCAACTTCCGAAACCTCTTCTGTGATAATACCAGCTTTCAGAAGCTTTCTCATGGCGAGATGAAAGTTGTTTGGACAAACCTTTTGAATGTTACTCGCCACAATACGGGTGGCCAAAATTTCATAATCCGGGTCAGATGTAATCATGCCGACACATATTTCTGCAGAGAGTGTATCTATTTCTTGGGCGGTGATCTGATCGTACATAGACGAGAAAACCTGTTGAGCAACTTTTGAAGAGTCGCAATTCTCAGAAAGTCCATACGTTAAATTCTTGATCCTGTTGGTGACATTGTCAAATTTCATATCCTCAACACGACCTGAGCGTTTAATTACCCTCATATACTTTCTATTCTAATTTTATTTTTAACTTACTTCTTTCCTAAAGATAAATCTGCACTTCGGACGGTAGCTGTTCCTAGGGTTTCCATTCTACGATCGGGCTGAAGAAGATAGGTATTCACGTAGAAGGGACCAGTCTCACCAGGCTTAGCGACTGGCGCATAAGAACCAACGAAGCAGGAGGGAGCATTACAAGGGATTGTGTCAACAGAATTTGGACCTTTGGCGTAAGCCTCGTTAAAGTCCGAGTAGTTCAGCATTTACTATTATCACATAATTTTTTTCCGGGTGTATATTAAATGAGTAATCTTCATCTGAATTCTGTCAAGCAGTGTGAGACTCCATTGAACGGATTATTCTTTTCTGAATTCAATAAAAATATCCTTCAGCGTGGGATTCGTCAGGCGTTTAAGGATCGTACTGGTATATCCATTGATTATCAGAATCCAGATGATCTTTATGGTATCATGCGCGTAGTTTTCATCAACAACTCCGGTAACCACCATAAGGAAGTCAACAAGCAGGTCAAGGCGATGAACGCTCGTGTCATAGAGACTGCGCTGTCTCAAATCCAAACGGGTGTTTCTCAATATATCGCGTATGTGAGTGACATAGACACAACTAGGACTCTCATGGATCAACCAGTTAATACGAGTACCGTCGGGAAAAAGCTTCCTTATAACACAAAAATTGGGTTATGAGTTAACTATATTAAAGTTACGAAGTGTACTTAAATTAAGTATGAGTCTTAACTATTACAAAAATGAAACCGAAAGAGTATGTAAATCAAAGGGATGGGATAGAGCACCCGTAGACACAGTCTGGCTTCTTCTGTCTGAGGAAGTTGGTGAACTTGCGTCGGCGATTCGTCAATACAAGAAGATGTACAAAAAGACGAATCTAAAAAAGGATAGGGGTACAGACGTTATGATGGAAATGGGGGATGTATTTAGTTATCTTTTTCAACTTGCTCATATGTTGAATATTGATCTAGATCAAATGTGGGAAGAACATCGGTTCAAAATGAATGACAAGAAATATAATCTGAAGTAATAGTAATTATGAGTAAGTTTATGCTCAATGACCAAGATGCTATTAATGACGTCAACCCGTTTGTCAAACACGATTTTTCCCTTCCAGGAAGTGTAAGACAGACTGGGGATTTTGATAACTTTTCTAAATCTCCCACAGGGGAGGGTATAATTGGTGCAGATGAAAGTGTGTATTGCAGCTACGCATTATGCGAGACTGCTGAGAAGCCAACCACCGTGTTCAAAAACATTCATCCTAGAAGGAACATAGACACGGGGTTTAATTGCGACGAAGCCGAGAAGGTTAAAGTTGGTGTCGCGAAGGAGGAACAAATTCCCTACTTTGGCGTCTTTCTCATCACCATCTTCATAGCTCTCGTTGTATCAATTGTAAGACGCTGAAGAAATACTCTAAACGATCTATTTTGACACATTCATCAATAGAATGATGTAAATGTTTTTTACAAAACTTGATAATAAAATCTCTCTGCCAAGCACTTTTCATATTTATAATGGGTGGCTGGAAGCTGGGATCTAGAATTTTAGTAGCATGTGTAAGACGAATATACGTCTTAATATCACGTTTCGTTGTAATAATTTCATCTAGGAGTAATTCACTCATTCTCTGTCTAACCTCCACAGTCTTTGAAACCATGATGTCCAAAAACTTAAGGTAAGGAATGGTGTGTTTCTTAGATTCAAACACTTGCCAATCCGCCAGTGGTTCAGTGTTCATGTAATCCGTGAATGTCTGATACCCCTTTCCACGAATGTACGAATCGTACACGATTTCCACGTAAGTGAGATCAGATTCTACATCATGTACGAGTTTTGCACATTTAAAGAAAGAACTCATCTACTCACATAAAGAATATATTCTTTAAACACCTAAGTCGTACTCCAGTGTTCTTTATTTTATGGACAAATGTATTCAACTATTGCAAATAACTCATTTTCCTATCTCCTCACAATTGATGAGTTTAGGAAAGCTTTACCCGAAGATCTGAAACCCTCATGGATCAAGATCACAACTATCACGATGGTTTCCAGTTTCGTTCAAAATATCAACATCAAACGTCTCCGAAGAATTTTTGAAGAGATTGGAACATACAAGATGAAACGATGTGGTTCAAACACGTCGGGATTTGAATGGAAACTTAAACCTACCACTTTCTATAACCAAGTTACATTGACCTATCACGATTCTTACAGTACCAAATCCGTCAAGGTTTTCCCCAATGGCTCTATCCAGGTTGCGGGGTGCTGCGATCTCTTTGATTGCAAGCGCATCATTACCCAGCTTATTCACATCTTCAAGGTCTTTCTGAATTTGGAAATTAAAGTTCCCGTTGATTCTTTCCGGGTTGTTATGATTAATTCCAACTTCTCTCTCAACTACAACATCAACCTGATAAAGGTGGCTGATTGGTTTGAAAATTACAGTGACATCTTCAAAGTCTCATTCGAACCAGACCGATATTCAGCCGTAAAAATCAAGTTCAAACCAGCGCATGAAATGAAGGAGATTACTTGCAGTATCTTCAGTACAGGGAAGATTATCATTACAGGAGCCGAGACTCTAAAGGAAATTGCTTTTGCTTACAATATCATTAACCAACACATCAATGAGAAGCCCGATATTCGTGTTTCACGAACAGAGGACACTGATGTCTTTGATATTTTCCTTGGATACAGGTGTGATCCATTTGTTAAACATTTGAAAGATAAGGGATTCAAATCTTGGGTAAAAACTATCACAAACAGACAAATTAATTTCTAGCTCTATATTAATTAAGATGTCGCAGCGACTTGGGATGGCCGATGGACGCTGTTTCACTATCAATACTTCAGCCCAACTCTTCAACAATTACGTGATGAAGCAGAATAGCATTCCTTTCGAGGACAACTATTCTTACAGGCAACTCCTTCAAAAGCAAGGACCTGAACTCCTTACCCAGATTCAAGATGAACAAGGAAAGGGTAAGTGCAACACATGTGACAAGCCTCTCGTAGATGCCTCCAAGATCTACTAACTGAGCTAAATCACAGGAAAAACTTTAACACCATACTCTAGAATGTCGACATGTGCGATATGTCTAAACGAAGTCAAGTCGACGAGGAACAATCCTCCGATTCGTTGTGGACACGTATTTCATTCCCACTGTCTAGAGAGATGGAAATCCCAAGGTAAAAACACCTGCCCAACCTGTAGACGATTATTCGATGTTTCCCAATTTAAAGTGGAAGTTAAGATTCATAATAATTATACACAAGTTTCAAATGTCGTCTCATTAAACGAAGAATCTATGCTATCCGTACTAGATATGTTTGACGTTTCGTTTGATGCTGATGACGTTCTAGATTTAAACAGTATTTTATCAGACATTGGGATAACCCTTGCCGACTTTGATTCCGCTATCCTTGACACAGAAGGATGAACAATACTTATCATAATTCAATTGAGTATACTTTCTAGACGCAGTACGAGGATCCTTGATTATCTTACCATTAGCATCACCTAAAAGTGGACCGGTTGCCCAACCACGTTTATGACTAAATACATTAGCATTAAAAATAACACGTTTTCCAACTTTGAATGGACCAGCCTTCCTGATTCTAGACTCAGGAACTTTGAAATATTTAGCTACAGACTTAATCGTATCACCCGATTTAACCTTATATTCGATGACGCCGTGTTGTTTGTAGAAATGGAAATCCCCTTGTCGAATATAATTTGTAGGTCTACCAGAAGAAACAAACATCATGATTTTGTAGTAGCCCTTCTTACACTTCTTGTCCCCATCAACCTTGTATATAGATTTGGGGTTGTCGGAAATAACGCGCCTTGGAAGGTCTTTACAGGTGGTGTAATCATGTTTTACATTAGATAACCCAGACCGATCACCTGGTACGGATTTTTGCCACCGGTACGCTTCATAGTCCCCAACGGCGTAGGCATAACAATTGTTATTTGGTATACCTTTGTTTGAACCCCAACGACGATTTGTAAATTTTGGTTCTGACCCACTTAACGGAAGATTTTTGGTCTTGGGCATCTTATACTTTACTCAGAAAAAAATGTCAGTAACTAGTAAAAATGTTCGCCAATCTTATCAAGTCCGAAAACAAGTCTGATGTTGTAAATCAGCTTCTCATGTTCGTGCTGTCTATTCTCATCAGCACCTTCATCCTTCGTCTCGTATGGAACACCTCGCTGGTCAAGCACATCTCCGTGCTCAAGCCTATCAACAGCATGCTCGATGCTTTCATCCTGTCGGTTTCCATCAGGGTGATCTCCGGTCTTGACCGTTAAACTTCGGTATAACCAACAGACTTTTTACCATCTGGGTGAATTATGGTTGGAAAACCATTCATACCAGCACAATCACCACTAGCGCAATCGATAAACTCATATTGTTTACCGGAATTTTTCATAAAATCTAATTGCTTACGAGTCCACCCACAGTCCATGGTCCCGTAAACAACCCATTTTTCATTCGAAGTGACCACAGCAGTGGGTTTCTTACCCATCTCTAAGAGAATGTAGACATTTAGAATGATTAGTACAACGACGAGTAACATTTATAATACTCAGACACTTTAATCACAGACCTTCTTTTTGAGCATATTACGTTCATCATTTGATAGTTTATTTACGAACTTATTCATATAATTTTTAACAACCTTCTTTGGTGTGGGGGTCTTGACCTTGGGTGTGACCGTCTTGACCTTGGCACGGAGACTCCTCTCAGCCTTATTCTTAGCCAGAGCCTTCTCATACATACCCTTTCTCACATACTCACGCTTCTTACCGTTTACGTCAACGAACGAGAA